GAACCAACCAGACCGTGTGGAGAGCGGCCCTGCGGTTAACAAACGGCGTCGAAACCACCGTGACGGGTGGCATCGTACTCACGGACGGCGCGGGCAGTAAGCTATTCATCAGCGAGAAGGCCCCAAAAGAGAAGAAAATCCGATACGTCCGCGTGAATAAAAAGGACAAGATACGCCTCTATTCCGAAAGCAACGCAAGCACCGCGTGGGAAGTATCCAAAGCCACCGGCATCGAACACCCAACGCAGAAGCCCGTCGAGCTGGCGGTCCGGGCCATAGAGAACAGCACCCAGGTCGGGGAGATTGTTCTGGATCTGTTCGGCGGCTCCGGGACGACGCTGATCGGCGCGGAAATGACCGGGCGCACCGCCTACCTGATGGAGCTGGACCCGAAATACGTCGACGTGATTGTGAACCGCTACGCAAGGGCCACCGGCAATATAAACGGGCGCTGCATACGCGACGGGCACTCGATACCCTACGCCCAGCTCAAACAGGATAACGACACGGCGAACGACCGCGAACCGGAACTGCGGTGAGGATATGGCGGCCACAATAGATTATTACGGAAACAAAATACGATTACCGGAACCTTGGGAGCGGCAGCCGAAAGAAAGCGATGTCGCGTTCGAGGCGTTTGTCACTTACAGGGACATGGGGACGGAGCGCAGTCACGCGAAAGTCGCGCAGAAGGTAGGCAAAAACAAGGGGCTAATTTCACGATGGAGCAGGGTCCACGGATGGACAGCCAGGATCGAGGCGTGGACGGACGAACAGGACCGCATAGTGCGAGAGGAACTCGTCAAAGGCATAACCACCATGCGGAAAAACCACACGGCCATCGCCGAGCAAATGCTGATAAAAGCCCTTAAAGCCCTGCAGAAGCTACCCATCGAAGAAATGACGCCTGGCGACATCGCAAAAACGGTCGACGTAGCCGCAAAGCTGGAGCGCTTGAGCCGGGGCGAGGCGACCGAGCGCACCGAGGGCAGCGCCAGTGTAAACGGGAAAATCACAATCGCCAGCGACCCCTACGACGAACTGACAACAGAGGAACTCCGGAAACTGGCGCGGCTTTCCGATGAAAGCGAGACTTGACAGCCAACGCATAAGGCTGACCCTCGCCCGCCGCTGCCTTGCCGAATTCGCGCTCTATACAGACGAGCGTTACAAAATGAACTGGCACCACGCCCTGCTGTGCGAGTACCTGGACCGCTTCGCGGCAAGGGAAACCCGGCGCTTGATGGTATTCATGCCGCCGCGCCACGGAAAGAGCGAACTGGTGAGCCGGAAACTTCCGGCGTTCATATTCGGGAATAACCCGGACGCCAATATAATCGCGACGAGCTACACAGCCGACCTCGCGCAGCGCATGAACCGCGACGTGCAGCGCATCATCGACAGCAACGCATACAAAGAGGTATTCCCCAATACGTCGCTGTTCGGGAAAAATATCCGCACGATCGCGGGCGGAACGTACCTGCGGAATTCAGACATTTTCGAGATAGTAAACCACCGGGGGACATACAAGTGCGCCGGCGTCGGCGGAGGCATCATGGGCATGGGCGGCGACTACATAATCATCGACGACCCGGTGAAAAGCCGAGAAGACGCGAACAGCCTAACCATGCGCGACAAGCTGTGGGAATGGTTCACAGGAACCCTATACACCCGGCAGGAACAGGACGCGGCCATACTAATCACCCTCACCCGATGGCACGAAGACGACCTCGCCGGTCGGCTTTTGGAGCTGGCAAGAATAGAGCCCAACGCCGATCAGTGGGAAGTATTAATGCTCCCGGCGATTTGCGAGGAAGACCGGAGGCACCCCGGCGATATACGGGAAGAAAACATGGCCCTCTGGCCCGGTAAATACCCATACAAAGAACTCATGAAAATGAAGGCGACCTTCGGCGTATACGAATGGTCGGCGCAGTATCAGCAGCGGCCACAGCCTGCAGGCGGTACGATATTCCGCCGCGAATGGATGAACAAGACATACAGGGAATTACCAGCCGGCGCGCTGACAATCCAGACGTGGGACCTTCCCTTCAAAAACAGCGAGGCCAGCGCCAAGTGCGCCGGGATCGTCATGGCGCGCAAGGGGGCGGAGCTGTTTTTTGTCGACGTAGTAAACGACAAAATGAGCTTCACCGACAGCGTGACGGCAATCAAGGCCATGAGCGCCAAGCACCCAAAGGCCCGCGCCAAGATAGTCGAAGACAAAGCCAACGGCCCCGCGATAATCAACTTCTTGCAAAAGGACATCCCCGGCATGATTGCCTTCAACCCAAAGGGCAGCAAGGAAGACCGGGCGCTCTCCGTGGCCCCGTACTTCGAGGCCGGAAACGTGTACTTCCCGGAAAGCGCAACCTGGAAAGCCGACCTGATAGACGACTTCCTGCGGTTTCCGACAGGGGTGTACAAAGACACCGTCGACGCAACCGTGCAGGGCATTTTATGGCTTATGGACAAGACCGGGGCGACCCTCGGCAAGTCAAGCGACACGCTGACGAAAGACAGCTACTGGCGCAAATAAAGGAGATGAAGGCATGGCCGGAGGCGCATTTAATGAAATAGGCCGATTGGGGCAATTCCGATACGGCAGCGGACTCGGCAGTGGGATATTCTACGAAGAATTCCTGCGCGAGCTGCTCGGGCGCAGGGGCGTCGAAGTATACAAGGAAATGTCCGAGAACGACGACATCGTAGGGAGCGTACTGTTCGCCATCGAAATGCTCATGCGGCAGGTGGAGTGGAACATAAAAGAAGCCGGGAACGCGGAGGCCGATGTCGCCGCCGCCGAATTCATATTCTCCTGCTTGCACGATATGGACGAGTCGTGGACGGACTTCATAAGCGAAGTTTTGTCTTTTTTGACTTTCGGGTGGAGCTACCACGAAATCGTGTACAAGCGCCGCATGGGGAACACAGGCCGGCTCGAAACCAGGAGCAAATACGACGACGGGCTGATAGGCTGGCGCAAGCTACCCATCCGGAGCCAAGACACGCTGTGGGAGTGGCAATACGACGACCACGACAACCTGCAGGGGCTAATCCAGTGCGCGCCGCCGAACTTCGGCATGGTATTCATCCCGATAGAAAAATCCCTGCATTTCAAAACCCGGAGCCGGAAGGCGAACCCGGAAGGGCGAAGCCTGCTCCGCAACGCTTACCGATCGTGGTATTTCAAACGGCGCATCCAAGAGATCGAGGGCATAGGAATCGAGCGCGACCTGGCGGGCTTGCCCTATATCCAACCCCCGGACGGCGTACTGCTATATGACGAACACGGCGCGCCTACGGAGCAGCTTATACAGGCGGAGAAAATCGTGCGGAGCGTCCGGCGCGACGAGCGCGAAGGGGTAGTCTTGCCATACGGCTGGGTATTTCAGCTTCTCTCAACGGGCGGTCGGCGGCAGTTTGACACCAACACAATCGTGGAGCGGTACGACAACCGCATAGCGATGACCGTACTCGCGGACTTTGTACTGCTCGGGCATGAGAAGGTCGGCAGCTTCGCGCTTTCGAGCGACAAGACGGAGCTGTTCGGCATAGCTATGGGAACATACCTCGGGTTGATAGCCGAGGTTTTCAACAAGCAGGCCATACCGCGATTGATAGACCTGAACGGTGACGCCTTCGCGGGAATAACCGGCTACCCCGAACTCATCCACGGCGACATCGAGACGCAGGACCTCGCCAAGCTGGGCGGCTACGTAAAGGACATGATCGCCGTGGGAGCGATAACCCCGGACGAAAACCTCGAGGACCACCTGCGAATGCAGGCCGACCTCCCGGAGCGCGAAATGGAAACCACCTACATGGGGACCCAGCGCAGGACGGCGACCGAGAGCGAGCCATCGCCCGCCGTGGGTGACGGCGACGACGGAGAACCGGATCAGCCGGAGGATGGGGAGGAATGAGCCGTGGGCTTCGTTTTCAGGGAGTGTGGCCGCGCCCGCGTCCTACCAATCACCAAGGCAAAAGGCCCGGACGCCGCGACGCTTAAACGGCTGCGGTCGTTCCTCGACGCAGAGGAACCCAAAGCCGTGCGATGGCTGGTCAGCACATGGAACAACCAGCAGGCGGCGGTCACATATAAAGCGCTGCGCGAAGCGGTACTCAGCGGCAGCATTTCCGAAACGCAGCTCAAAAAGTGGCAGCAGGATTACGCCACGCTGGTCAATACCAAGCTCGCGCCCCAATGGGCGAAAGCGATGGCGGCAGCCGCCGAGGAACGAAAGAATCAATTCCCCAAATTCCTTTACGACCCCTCCGTGGGCGCGGCGCAGGAGTACATCAAGCAGCAGGGCGCGGCCCTTGTAACAAATATGACGCTGACGCAACGGGAAGCGCTGCAGGCGATGGTGGCGCAAGCGACCTACTACGACGGCATGACCGCCGACAGCCTATCCCACATCATGCGGCCAGTAATCGGACTTACGACGCCCCAGGCAGTAGCGAATCTGAACTTCTACAACGGAGTGCTCAAAACGCTCCAAAAGACGCACCCGCGCATGACGCTGGAATCAGCGGAGCGCAAGGCCAGGGAAGCGGCGATGAAATACGCCGGACGACAGCACCGATACAGAGCGCAGAACATCGCACGGACGGAGCTGTCCTTTGCATACAATCAGGGCGCATACGGAGCGACGAAAGACGCGCAGGCGCAGGGGTACATCGGCGACACTAAGAAAACTTGGGTGACCGCCGACGACGAACGCGTCTGTCCGATTTGCGGAGGCTTGGAGGGCGAAAGCGTCAACATGGACGCCCTGTTCAGTATTGGCGTCCTGACCCCCCCGGCGCACCCGTCCTGTCGTTGCGCTTTGGCATACGAGGAAGTGGCGGAGCCGGTCGTGCCGACAGTACACGAAACGGACGGGACCGGGGAGTTATGGGAGCGGACGCCGGACATTGACATAACGGTGAACCCGGACGGAAGCGTTACGGATAATTTGATAAACAATAACGATCAAGCTATAATTGTGACAGAGGCTGATGATTTGAATAATAACGAAGCAAGAGCAGCAACGACGCTCCACAATTCAGAAATGGCGATAAAAGACCTCGACTACGAGGTCGGGCATATCATTAACCTAAGCGGCGACTTATTGCACGTTGAAATCGGGAAAGAGCATTCTGTTTCACCGCCCGAAGCGCTTGTAACAGGCAATATCTTTACGCACAATCACCCATCAGGCGGTGCGGCTTTTAGCTTAGACGATATACGCGCAATAATCAAAATGGACGGCCACGAAGTCAGAGCTGTAACACGCGACGAGC